AATAGATCATCGACACGCTTCTCTAACCGAGAAATTTGATCCTTGATTGATGATCCGCCATTCGGGCGCAACTCAGCTAAATAGGATTTAATAACCCATCGTAGAGCCACTAATAAAGTAGTTAATAAGGCGCTTATGCCTACTGCTACGCCTACCCAAGAATCGATAGACATTATGCAGCATTAACACCCAGATCATTATCTTTAGGATCTAAGGCTTTGATAAGTGGGGCTGCTAGAGCTCCAAGAAGGACAGAGTATTCAGGCTTGACATTACCAGCAATAGCGAGTGCAACAGTTAAACCTGATGCAGCTACAGCTCTTAAATAAGACTTTAGAGCAGCCTTTGACTTCTTTGATAGTTTCATATTTTTCCTCCGATTAGCGGTACCTGAAAATAGGTACTGTCTTGATCGCCCTTTTTTGTAAAACTAATATGAATGTGATGATCGTGCATATTAATACCTTTGTAATCACGCCATGCCCATCCAGCTTTAGGACTTGCTATCTTGCCTTTGTGAATTATGTAAGAAATGCGTTTATCGGTTTCTGCATGATCCCTGAGCTGGTCAGCAAGATACAGCGAGAGCCCCTTTTGTGTACCCAAGTCAGAATCAATATCAATGGCTCGGACACACCCATCGATGTCTGGATTGTGATCAGAGATTCTCGCGGAATGGCGACTATCACCCACCCATCCATCACTTTTACGATCCCGATCCGGGAACCAATCATCGATCTGTTCCCTCAGCTGTACGCCAGCCTTGCACAACCAAGGTGTCAATTTACTGTAACCATTACCATCATCGTTGCAGTACCAGCAGAAGTAATACCATAAAGAGATTCATTATCAGATAACTGCATAGATAACTTATCACCATTATCCATTTTGTATCCTGTGGATGCTGTAACGCTCGCATCACCTAGATAGATAGTGCCTGATGAAGAATGTAAATAAACCAACTGATCCGCCCTATTGGCTGTTACCAATAATGTAACTGTAGTTGTTACAGATTTTTGGGAAGTATTAGGCAAGTAACAACCCTAATTCTATTTCATCAATACCAAGTTTATCTAAAACGGCAGATTTAGCGGCTGCAATATCTGCTGAATTATCAATACCAATATGAGCATCAACAATAGCCTTAGCCTTAGTTTCATCCTGTTTTGCAATATCTAAAACTAATTTGCCATCAACTAAACGCGGATAATCGTTTAACTTGATGCCAGCAGTTTTCAATTCTTTTTGTAATTGAACGCCGTTTAATTGTGCAGGTATATTAAGTTCCATATTATGCTCCTAAATAAGTAGCTGAAAATGCAGAATATTGTTGTCCACCACCAGTTGCATTTAATGCGCCAGTGCCGTCTTGATAATTTTCCCAAAATACATAATCTGCTACAGCAAGGTTTACTACACAGCTTGTTTGTGCAGTTGCATCGGCGGCAGCAGTTTGATTATTCATTACAATACGCGCTAAAGAAGTAGCACCAGCATTTTTTCTTATCTGACTAATTCTTTGTCCAGTTGCTCCAGCTGCCCATATTGTTCTAGCAGATAACAAATAATAACCAGCCTTGCCAGTTGGTATTGTTATACGGTCTGTGTTGCTAGATGTGCTATGAAACGCATCAGTATCAAATAATTCGGTATCAAAAGTCATATTAACACCAGAGCCACTTGCATAAGATTGATCTGCTGATTTGTAAAGTGATACACCTGAGTAACTAGAACCAGCAGTAGCCCATTTTAGTCCTAGTGATTGCGTGCTATCGGCTGTTAATACTTGACCATTTGTGCCAATAGGTATTCTTGCGTTTGCTGTGTCATATCCAAATAAATCACCTTTAGTGGTTAATGGGATTGATACACCTGCTTGAATATAATCAAAAAATATAGAAGCACTTGTGGAAGTAAAGTATAAAACTCCACCTTCCCATTGAGTTAAAGCCAAAGATCCTGCTGTAGTAACAGTTGCAGTACCGGCTGTAATAGTGCAGATACCTGCGCCAATGTTTTGGATTTGAACAGAATCACCAGCAGCAAACAATGCAGTATTAACTGTGATGGTTGTAGATGATGCTGAGTTCATTTGTATTACAGTTCCGGCATCGGCAGCAACTAGAACATAAGATGTAGTTTTAGTTACAGGTGAGCCACCGCCCATCGCTGTCTGTTGTAAATTTGTCATCTGAGCAGCTGTTAATACCTGCCCAGTAGTGAAGGTCTGTTTTGCCATTTTTCTCCTTAGTAACTTAGCGTATTGGTATCTAGCAACCCATATAAACTAGAATCCAATATGAATCCATCTATTATAGGCTCTAAAGTGGTAAAAGTCGCTTTCCAAGAATTAGGGGTAATTTGGTGTTGAACCCCAAAAACTTGGAAAGTCTTAGTAATGCTTGAAGTTGAAGCCCCAGTACCTGGTTGTGTTGTAGTTATGCTGATTGGATCAAAATAATCAAGGTCTAAAGCAGCTGTAACGCCAGCCGTATAATTATCTGTATAAAGATCCAGGGTAATGGCATCACATCGAATGCTTGTTTCGGCTCTACTAGCCACATAAGCCTGAGCATTATTTAAAGCATCGTCCGTAGTTTGCATCAATAGATTGGTTTGGGTATAGGAATGGACAAAGAATTTATCTATGGATGCCTGGTTAATGGCAGTTTGAGCCGCTAATCCAGCAGCTGTAATGCTTGCCTGATTTACTACCTGAGCATCATTTAATACCCATAAAGCGTTAAAATAAGAAATGTTTGTGCCATTGTCATTAAAATAAATTGGCGTACCCGAAACGCTTGTAGTGCAATAATTGCGATTTTTGAAAGTTACCACACCGTTTGGATCAATATAAAATGCTCCATATTCGGTAACCTCTAAAGTTTGACATGCCGCTAATGCGCTTCTAGTAGTTCCTGGATCTGCTTGAACTGTTGTTTGCCCAGTAGCGATAGATCGCATTGATGCAGGCCAAGCAATAGTGTCTAATACTCGACCAATACGAGTGCCAGTATCTTCACCTGCTACTGCACCGGTTACTGTGGTAACAAGGGCATTGGTAAGTAAGCGCATAGCATCTACAGCTGTAATAGTTGTATAAACCACATCACCAACATATTTAGGCGTAGAAGTGTTGTATCCTGTAATAAACCCTGAAAAGATTGGATATGTTACCCCAAGGTAAGTTGCGCTAATCTGCACCTTACGCATTGGATTTAGTAGGCCATAATAAGGACTAGCAGTATTCTGTGGATTAAAATCACCATTTAAATCAACAATACGCATAGACAAATTACCTGTTTGAAATTGATCTGCTGACACATTTCGACCGCGTTGAGTTGTAATTCTATCAACCTGATTAGATACATCAACAATTACAGCTGTTGAATCGGCCAATATGTTTGTATCTAATAATCCTGAATCTAATACCATAGCCTGGGCAAAGGATGCTCCAGTTGAAAAGTTAATTATTGCTTTGACTGATGGTACTGCCATTAGAACCCTTGGCCGGCAGGTATTGTTGGTAATCCACTTTTATTGATTTGTAATAAAGCATTTTGTACAACTGTAGTCATGTTTGCCGGATCAACCATGCTAGTAGCATCAATGTTTATATTAAATGTTGATTGTGGCATTGAGTTGTAACCATACAAAGGGGTGGTTGGATTTAGATTGTAATCAAATAAATTAGAATTTGGAATAATAGGTTTGTATCCAACAGTACCGCCAGGATCAAAACTGGATTGTGGCATTGAGTTATATTGATATAAATAATTAGGGGTACTGGTATTTCCATTAGTTATTGTTGGGACTGGTGGAATTGCTTTGGCCAAATTTGCCAGCATAGCAATTAAATCTTGAATGTATTGTGGCCAATCAGAAAATGGATTTAAGGCTTTAGGAAGCGCGGAAATTGTTTTAGCAAGATCAGTAGTCTGTAATTGGGATATTAACAATTCTTGGCTTAATTGATCGGCTGCAGCAGAATTCTTAGTTAATAAGGCTAATTGTAAATCAAGTCTTAAACGCTCATTATCGGTAATTTTGCCTTGAAGGGCAGCATAAATTTCGGCTTGTTGAATGTCTAAAACTCCACCTGCTCTGTCTAATAAGGTTTGAGCCTTTGTTGCAGCAAGTTGAGCCTTAGCAGCTGCGGTTTGTGCTTTAGCAGTAGATGCTTGGGTTTTAGCCAATTTTTCAGCTCTAGCATCTGCCATTTTAGATGCACCGCCACGATCAGATCCAGCATACGGATTGATTACTGTTTTGCCAGTTAAATCATTCCAGAATTTAACCCAGGTAGATCCTTTGAATAATTGAAGGTTGCCAATAACAAACTTGCTGATATTGCCTGTTAGGTACCCAATAGCGTTGCCTAAGCCAACAATAGATTCAGTCGTCTGATCTATACTTCCCGCACTATCCAAACCTGTTAAAATGCCTTTACCGATAGATTGTTTTAATTGATCATAAGCCACACCAATTTTCATAACATCACCTGTATAACCTTGTGCGGCAGACGATGCTTGACCTTGGAAAGTATCATTTAATATAGTAACCAAATCTGAGAATTTAGATCCTGATAATTCGGTTTTAGATAAACCCACACCAAGTCTTTGAAGGGCTGTATTGTTGCCTAAATAACCCTTGCTTAATGCAGCTACTACGGATGTAAGGTCTTTACCAGTACCTGCTGATACATCTAATGCGGTGTTTAATAATGATTGAGCCATCGCAGTATCGTGGGTTGCGATCAGTAATGAATTATATGCTGGCTTTAATTGCTCATCTACGATGCCAACCTGCAAGGATAGTTTGTTGAGATACATATCCACAGCTGGAGACTTATATGCCATGCCTAGGTTATTTAATGTTTGATTAAGTGCCTTGCCAGCCTTCTCGGATTCAAGAAATGCGCTTACTGCACTCTTACCAAACGCAATAATTTTATGAGCTGCAAATGCTGCCCCAAGGGTTTTACCAACCTTCTTGGTGGTTTTTTCAAAATCAGTTAATTGCTTCTGACCTTTGGCAAGGGCTTTGCCATTAAACTCTGTGGTTAACTTTACAAAGATATTCGAATCAACGGCCATTATGGTTTTGCTCTCTTGTTAAATTCAGTTATTGCCTTATTGATTGCTTTAATTCCAGCAGGTATTGCTTTGCTATTTTGTTTAGCCCATGCGCGATAAATCAAACGGCCTTTGGTTTTACCGCCACCAACTAGTTGACCACCCATTGAGTTAATGAACTGCATACCAGCCTTTGGGTTACTAGAGTGAGAATATCTTTTGCCTGCTATTCCTTTACGGCCAACCCATGGCTGACCAGCAGGATTCTTGCGACCAGCAGTCTCATAGATTGCTCCAGCTGCTGTTTTGTTATAAACAATGTAACTTGATTGGAAGCCAGCTTCATTAGCCTTGCTTTTACCTTGGGTGTAAACAATTCCCTTTTTAATGGCTGCTGCATCATAAACACGATTTTCCCATGTGCCATGTTGATTCTTCCAACCAGATACGGCATTGAACGGCACATAGCCTCTAGCTTCATTTCTTACCGGAAGCATGATTGCTTTAAGTTCATCATTCATTTGCTTGTAAAGATCGGGTGCGAATTCTTTCATGGCACGCTTAGTATTAGCGAGACCTTTTAGCTCTACTGGCATTCTTCATCGCCTCATTTCGATCTTTTAAGACTTGGATTACAGCTCTGTACATATCTGCATCTAAATCTATTAAATGCTGGGGTGCGATACCTGTCTCAACGGCTATTGCCGCAATCGAATAGGTTAGCGAGCCCCTATCTAAAAATTTGTGTCGTCATCCAATACTTCAACCTTTTTTAATGTTTCCACAAATGCAAGGCCGAAAGTTGGAACAGTTACATCTGCCTTCCGTAAGCATTCCCAAGCAAGCCAGTAAATATCTGACTGCCGTTCCTGCTCCCGGAAGGTCTTATGAATTCCTGATTTAAAGTGTAGTTCAAAGGCCATTTCGATCCCTGGAGTAATCTGATGATCAGAAACCTCTCCAGTAGCCCTTGTGATTCGAAGTTTAGCCATTTGTATTACTCCTTAGAATGAACCTGTAGTAGTTTGTACAACAGTTGAGTTACATGTGAAGGATTGGCTGGAGTTTGAAATATCTCCAACTGCGCCATTCAATGGTGTCAAGTTGTTAACAATAATGCTAACAGTATAAAGAGGATTTGTCGCTGAAACTGCTGTGCCTTTAACTGGCAATAATACAGCTGTAACGGTAGTGCCATAAGCAGCTTGTAGGGTTGCTTGTACGCTTGCTGCCGCGAAATCGTTTAGGAAGTTTAGAGTAAGAGTTGATGCTTCTAGACCCTTAACAAACTTGTGAGCAGAATCGCCAAGAGCTGTTACTTCTAGCTCATCGAAATTCTGGGTAAGTGTAACTGATGTAACATGGTCAGAAAGGTCAACAGAATTGATCTTTACGCCAACATTATTTTGTAGAAATATGGCCATTATTATTCCTTGTCTATTGTAGGTGCTTGTACTGCTGGCTTTGGATCTTTAATCTGACCGATCTTGATTAAAAACGCCAAATTCTCTGCGGTTGTATCTTGTGCCATTCTTAACTCCAACTCGTTAGGATGTCGAAACTTAGATCGGAAGAAAGCAAATCTCCTGATGCTAAGGTTAGTACAGATGGTGCTGAAAAGGCTGGAGCGTTATACACCAAGCCTGATGCTGCCAATTTTTGATAAACCGCAATCATAAAATCTTCTAGATTTATAAGGTTGCCTTGATTATCATAGGCTGGCGCAAATAGTGTTATTTTGAAATGTGCAGTAGGACTAATTGCTAAATTTGAATTATCGTTAGTGGTCAAATAAGGATCGTTTGGTGAGATTACTATTGAGTTTGCTTGTGGCGCGCTTGGTGGGTAACTAAAAACTGACCAAACTGTAGGGTTATCTAAAGCTGTGGCAATAGTAGATCGAAGTGTAGTAATTGCTACTGTCATTAGCCGACCATTGATTTAGGGCTTGTGTATGGAGCTATAAGACCCATTACTCGGCTCATTAAACTTCTTCCCATCTGGAAAGGGCTTGGTTGAAAGTCAACGGCAGATCCACCTGTAGCTGGAGCCTGCCGTGCCTGCCACACCGCTACGGCTATTTGCATGGCAGCCTCACGAACAGCTGGAGTAGTTGCATACGAAGTCTGTTTTGTATCTACACCAGCCGCTTTGCCGTAAGGCACAATAAGATGATAGGGATCATCAGCAGCCGTAACGCTAAACTGAATAAGACTATAACCCCTAGGAAAATTAAAATTATTCCAAGGGAAAAAAGTGAAATAAGGAAAAGTGGTAGAGCCAACGCTCCAAGGAAAAGTTGAAGTAATAGTTCGCGTGCCGTTGTAAGTAGATCCACAATTAGTAATGGTAACACTCTGACCGGCTGCATATGAGCCAGGAGTTGATAAAATTAAAGTGGCCACATTTGAAGCCAAGGCAGCCGCTACTACTGGTACTGAATCAAACCATAAATAAGAATTAAGTAAATCCTCAGCAGTTTGACACACCTCTTCAACAGTAGTGTCGCTATAAAGCGTGCCAATACCAAGGTTGGTGCGGAGTTCCGCTTTGGTTACATATGTGGCTGCCATGGTTGCCTTCTTTCAAACTACCCCGAGTGAAGGGCTACTCACTCGGGGTAGATCTAGTTAATTAAGCTGATTTAACGAACTTGCGGATACCAGCAGCTTGCTTGGTTACATATGAACCATAGCCGTAGATTGCTAGTTGAACCTGCATGTTTGAAACGATGTTAACTGAGAAGTATGAAGTTGGTGATGAGTACCAAGTTGCAGCTTCTGGAGCAACGATGAATGCACAGTTTGAAGCAACTGTAGATACTGCGTTGTTATCAACATATAAATCAAGACCAAGAACATTGCCACGGATTGAAGTTGGGCTAGTTACACCAGCTGAGTTCATCGCAGTTGAAGTTGGTTGAGCATTGTAGATTGGGCGACCTGTTGAATCAGATGCACCAATAAGAGTTCCCCATAGTCCAGTTCCAACAATTAAGTTGCGAGCGAAATATGAAGTACCAGCATAAACTGCTGGTGACTCTGCGCCTACATAAGAAATGATTCCAGCAGAAGTTCCTGCTTGTGCAGTTGCAGCAGTTCCATCAGCAATGAATCCAGCGATTACAGCTGCATCAATAGCCTTTAGGTATGCGCGTTGCATTTGAATTGTTAACTCATCGTAGAAAATTGGGTCAGAACGCTCTAAAAGTTCTAGAGTTACTGTGTTTTGTCCAGCATACTTTGAAACAGTACCTGTGATGTAATCAGTAACCATACCTGTATTGGATGGAGTACCTGACTCGGCTGCTGCCGCTACAGTAGGTGCAGTTCCGCCACCATTTGTATCAAGTGATGGAATTGAGAATGACATACCAGATGTTGGCAATGTGCCACGGCTGATTGCATCGATTGCAGGAGTACCGAAGTTTGTGTTAGACACGAACTCGCGTAGGTACTGCATTGGGTTGAATGCAGGGTTTGTAGTACCGATTGAGTCTACTGCTGCTTGTACAACCATTGGATCTTCAGATGCTGCAACCCATAGCTTTGATTCCTCATTGCCTAGTGATGCTTTGATCTTGTGCTCTGTGTAGCGACCCATAGAAGTAATTCCATGGCGTACAGTTTGTGAGCTGTATGGAGATGTTGCTGCTTTGATAGTTGGGCGTGCTGCTTCTGGAGCTGCAGCAGCTTCAACCTCTGGTGTTGCGGCTACGGGAGTTTTATCTTCCACGATTGCCTCGCTTTCGGTTTGGTTTTCGGTTTGGGTTGCTTCTGCAGTCTCGCTTTCGCTCGCTGCTACCTTGGTAACGATTGCATCCTGAAAGGCAGGGCTTTCGACTAAGGAAACTTCTGTTAATCTAGCTGCTGACACATAAAGCGTGCCATCGCGACCTGGCTTAGATGCAGTAACTTCTACACCTACTGATAAACCTGAAATCAGATCTTCAGATGCCATGATTAAATAATCTTGACCTTTTTGGCTAGCACTTACTTTGAACTGACCACGAATTTCGGTTGGTGTCTCTGAGAATGACAAAGCGCGACCGATTGGATCTGTTGCTGAGTGCTGTGCTAATAGTTTAATCTTTTTAGGATCTGCAATAGTGATTGATCCTGGCTCAAATACAACTGCTCCGGCTGAAGTCATGCCTACTTTGTTAAATGGCACTACTACGCCTGAGATAATTCTACGACCAGCATCGCTGGCCTCTATTGGACTACTGAAGGTTAATATCAACGCCTGATTCTCCGTTCGGTGCTAGATCTTCCATTCCTCGGGCTTGATCAACTGTAATCAAACCAAGGTTAAGCATTTTTTCGATTATGTTTAATCTTTCCATCGCATCTGCTCTTAGGAATGATTCATCCAACGAGAATCGAACTACTTGACCTCTTGGAGTTAAATCATCCATAGATAGACGATCTTCAATAGCTGTAATAAATGGTTGTAGTGAATATGCTACAAACTCTTTACGGCCATCGATAATGTTTTGGTAAGTCATGCTGTTATTCATATCTGCTGAGATGTAATAAGCAGGTACATTGCATGCGCGAGCGATCTGAGTCGCTAGATACTGTGAAGCCTCTGTGTACATCATGTCTTTAGGTGAGAATGATGCTGGTTGGTATTCTAAAGATGAAGTTAGGTATGCAGTAGAGCGATTTTGTCTTGCTTGCTTCCAAGTAGCCAATAATCCTTGAACCTGAGCATCTGGAAGGTCAGCTCCTGTATTGCGGATATAGCCAGACGGCATTGGAGTTTGTGCAGCGATAGATGCGGCTGCTTCAATGTCGATTGCTGACTTAATAGTTCTTGCAGCTCTTAAAAGTAATCCTTGATCCATCGCTTGAAATGTAACTAATGATCCAACGCCATCCATTGGTACACGAACTGAGTCAACCATGTAATACTCAACTTCAGTATTGTTTTTATTTAACTTCTGTGATACACGATCATTCTGTACCCATTCAAATCTTGCTGGGCGATTATCATCTGCATAAATTTCAGTAACGCGCCAATAGGCTGCGCCATACATAAATAGTGAATCAACTGTCCATGCAATAGTTACAGATCGTGGCTGTCTTTTATCTGGTTGATTTACCCAAACTGGACTTACTAATTCTTCACCAGTACTTGTTGAATAAACTTCAAGCGGTACAGATGAGATTACGCCTTTTACTAAATTTAAACAGCGTGTAATCGCGGGAACAGAAACTGCTGCTTGGCGATCAATCGCATTAACATAATTGTTGTATCCACCAAAGTTATTGTTACCAAACCAAGTGCCATAAGGCACATCCATAATGGCAGGAGCATATTGAGCTTTAACGGATTTTTTATTATTTGTGAATCCTAAGTTAGCCAATATACCCATAGTGGGATATTATAGCATATAACGGACAATTACTACTATATTATGATATTTGCGACACGCTGGGGTTTTGCAAGTTCATGTACGACCATTGCAAGTGATATTGCAGCTGTAACATCACCGGCTGACTTTCTACGGATGATTCTCCAACCTGCATCATTAGTCTTAGCCGCACAGTTGTTTAAGTGTGCGACCAAGTCTGGTTGCCCCGAGTGAACAAGTCGCAGGTTAGCAAGTGAATCCCCAAGATCACTACACGCCTGGTAAAACGACTGTCCAGAGCAATCTTCTACCCTATGACCTGATTGTTCAAGTCTTTGGGCGATGGATTGCGTTGCATATTTATCATACATGATTTTCATAGGTCGGTATTTCATTGCCCATTCGTTAATGTCGCTAGCCATCTTGATTTCATCGATCGCTACCTCAGATGACCATAACTGCATTAACCCTGCGCCTATCTTTCCGTCAGGAAGCACTTGCGCTGCGACAAGTGCTCCTGATCTTTTCGTGGGAGCTACATCGAAAGCCAAGACGGTTTGATTTCCAACTGGTAACTCCAAGTCTGATTGAC